GCCCAACACCGTGCAACTTAAACCTGAGACCGTCTACAAGTACGCCCTTGAACTGTTCCACGCTTCGGACTCATACAAAGAGAAACCTAGACGCATGACATGGACCGAGTTCTGGGACACGAGGTGGCAGTGGTCTGCAGCTGGAGCTATACACTCACAGTACAAGGAGGACCAGGCGTATATTCAGAAAGAACGCGAATTCAGGAATAAGTTCATCAGTCTGATCGCCATGCCAGAACGTGATATCAATCACTTCCTACAGCGTGAGCCTAAGATTGAAGCGTGGTCTTCAACGAAATATGAGTGGGGCAAACTAAGAGCCATATATGGGTGTGATCTGACATCCTACTTAATGGCCACGTATTCTTGTTATAACATAGAAGAAACACTAGGCCGCGCCTTTCCGATCGGGAATAAAGCTCGACCCTCATTCGTATCTAGTGCAGTCAAGTCAACATTATATGGCAACATGTCATGGTGCTTTGATTTTGAAGATTTCAATAGCCAACACTCGACGTCATCTATGCAAGCAGTGTTAGCAGCTTACCGAGACATATATGCAGACCAGCTAGACCCCGATCAAGTTAAAGCGCTGAACTGGACACGTGAATCAGTTGGGCACACGACAATCCATGATAACGTTGGTCTGAAACGGTCCTACCGAGTTCAAGGCACATTAATGAGCGGGTGGAGGCTTACTACGTGGATGAATTCTATACTGAATTACATTTACATCAAGTTTGCAACACGCGATCTACAGGAGAGCATTACCACTCTGCACAGTGGTGACGATGTTCTTTTAGGAGTGCGCACGTATAAGGATGTTCAGACGCTAACTACCCATATGAAGCATATCAACGTACGCTACAAAGCTGAGAAATGTAATCTGGGGAGCTTGACAGAGTTCCTTCGGGTTGATCACCGATCAGGCGAGTATGGTCAGTACCTGACGCGCAACATAGCAACCCTGATGCACAGTAGGATCGAGAGTAAGAAAGCTGTCACTCTTACCGATGAACTGGAATCCACTGAAGAACGGCTTACAGAGTATTTAGAGCGTGGGGGCAGCACCATGATAGCGTCTAAGCTACGGAAATCATATTATTCTCGTGCAGCTACACGATATGATATGACCGTTGTGGACCTGTTCAACGTCAAGAATGCACATAGAGTGGTCGGCGGCATTTCTAATCTGCCAACAGCCTCACTCGACCACATAATCACCACAGATGATGCCATATCAACGGTTGATCTTACGATACCGTTGCCGGGTGTTGGTGCTTATGCAAAAACCATCATCAAACAATTTAACCTTAATACGCAATATAAAGTAGTCTGTCAGCGTATATATTCGGCTACACTAAACTCTGTCCAAGTGGTTAGGAGGCGGGTAAATATTACCCGCAATCTTAATCGCATGGGCAGTGCAGTGCACCGTGGAATATACAAATCATACGCGGAGCTCGCAGACACTTCCGCTACAGGTAAGGCACTATTGACTGGCCTTATCTTCCC